GTCGATGTAGTCTTGATCTGCACTAGCAGCTTTCTCTTTTCGAGCCATGATGCCGTCCGACTTAGACGGCTTACGACTCATGCCACTAATGCGCTCTTCAACTTGCGCCATAAACTTTTTGTAATTCTTCATCGTTAGCCCTTAAACGGATTTAACCAATCCAAAACGTCACCAATTTTTTCAACTATTTTTTCACCAGTATCGGTTCCAAGAACAGAGCCAAGTACCCTACCAAGCGAGGCACTTGCTGCAGCATCAGCAGCACTATCCGCAATACCGCGTTGAGTCTGAGACTGCAACAACGCAGTAGCCATAGACGCAGCCCTATCTTCTGCACGTTCATAACTATCGTACACCATCTTCACTTGGTCGCGATATAGCTGCACTTCGTTATTATACTGAGCCATCGTCATGTTGTTCATGGCTTGTGCGTTAGCGAAGTTGGCAGCGTTGACAGCAGCAGTGTTGGCAGTGCTAACCTGTGCCAACAACTGAGCATTAGCTTGATCAATGACAGTGCGATTGGTTACATTAAATTGCTCACGCTGCGTCTTCATCTGCGAGTTAAACTGCTCCATCGCATTCTCTTGACCAGCGTTAAACTGATTAATAGCGTTGGTCTGTGCAGCATTAAACTGCGACACCTGAGTTGTTAGCGATGCAGAAAACTGATCAGCCTGCTGTTTATTTGAGGCATTAAATTGCTTTGCTGCATTTTCAGCAGCAGCATCGGACAACGCAACCTGTGCAAGCTGTTGCGCCTTGAACAACGATGTCTTCTGCGTGTTGTCAAGATTTGCCATGTCCATTGCCAAAAAGGCTTGAGCATTCTGAACAGCAGCTTGTTGCTTTGCGTTCAGATTTGCCATGTCCATTGAGGCTGTGGTGGCAGCATTAGCAAGCACTACAGCCTGCTCATTGCTCATATCTTGCAGGTTAATCTGCTGGATAAATTGCGCGTTAGCTAGTGCGGTTTGCTGCTCTGCAGTGAAGTTTACTTGAGCAATTTCAGCAACACGTGCAGCATTAGTGATGTTCACTTGCTGCTTATTGCTGAGTTCTTGTCCTTTTAGTGCAGCCTCAATCTGCGCGTTGGCAAGCGCTGTCTGTTGCTTGTTCGACAAGTTTGCAAGATCAACCTGCATTGCATTTGTCGTGTTCAACAAATTCACTTGTTGTTCAGCATTAAACTTCATGCCTCGTTCTTGCATAACGTTGCTAACATTGAACAAGGCAGTTTGCTGTTCATTTGACAGCACTTGTCCCTTTAGCGCAGCATTGGCATTAAACTCAGCAATGAAAGATTGTTGTTGTGCTGTTGCATCAAATTGTGCAGCCTCAAAGTTTTGAGTGCTTTGCAACACAGCCATCTGCTGTTCGTTACTAAGCTCTTGACCCTTGATAGATGCCCTCACTTGCAGATTAGCCAACGAGGTTTGTTGACGAGCGTTTAGATTGGCAATGTCAATCTGAATGTTCTCAGCAGAACGTTGCAGGTTTGCTTGCTGACGATATGACAAATTGAGATTGTTAACTTCAGCATACTTTGCTGCATTGGTCAGCGCCACCGATGTTTTAACATCAAGGTTTTTCTGTTGCACAGCAGCAGCAATCTGAGCATTAGCAAGAACAACAGCCTGTTGGTTAGACAAGCTTTGTGATTGCAACGCAAACGCATTAGAGCTATTTTGCAACGCAGCTTGTTGACGAGCGTTCAGATTGGCAAGCTGAAGATTTTGAGAAGCAGCAGCATTTGCCAAAGCAACCTGTTGACGATTGTTTAGATTCGTCAATTGCATCTGTTCAAACACCTTAGCATCTGCAGCAGCAATGGGTGTAGCAGCCTCCATAGTCGCTTGAACAATGGCAGCACCTGCCATGCTACTACCACCAAGACCACGCGCTGCCATAGCGGCATTAGCCGCTCGCATAGCGCCAGCAGCCCATGCAGGAGTGCCATCGTTAAACTGCTGCATCAAAGACGTAAGCTGTCCCTGAATTGTCGAAGCAGATTCAACCCGTCCTTGCTCTGTCGAAGCTAACGCTTGGTCAAAATTAGCCTGCTGTGCAATGACAATAGCAGCTTGATTAAGTTTGTCAGCTACAGCCGCTATAGCCTTAATAGGCTCTGTAATCTGTAGATTCTGACGAGCAACATCTACAAGTTCTTTCTCAACAACATCGCGTTGTTGTGCTTCAAGAGTAGACGTAGCCGTGCTTTGCTCTGCAATGGCTTCAGGAATTTCACCAGCTTTTGCTGCTTCCCCCACCGTAGTAGGTGCCATCGTAGCAGCACCAGCAGTGCCGAGAGTGTAGTCGGTTGCAGCTTTTGCTTCTGGTGTAGAACCTGTCAGTTTTGCAACTTCTGCTATGAATTTTTCGTTTGTAGTTTGAGCAGTAGCAGAAGACGGACCACCAACGTCAGCAACAGTGGCTGCTGCTGCAAGCATATCCTCTGCTGTAATTAATGGTTTAACAGCCGACACTTTTGCGGCAGTGGCAGGCTCGACAGCTTTAGCTGTAGCACCCCCAGACAAAATTCCTGTTTGAGCTACAGCTTTAGAACCTTCTGACAACGTGCCTTTTTCTGCAATGAGCTTATTCATTTGATCCTGCACATCAGTCAATGCTGTGCTGGTTTCATATGTTTCACCCTCGCCACCTTCACCTGCAGTTGCCTGTTCTGCAGAATCTGTTTTTACTACGGTTCCTGTAGGAGCAACGCCAAGTTGATATTCAGACCTCGTAGTATCAAGACTCAAATCTTGCGTAGCGGTTTGTTGCGCTGTCACTTGCTGCGTTGAACCAACAATCGGAACACCAGTGTCTGTATATGCCGTAGCAGGATTTGTTTTTGGTGTAACAGCGCCCGCAGGCGCAGGCGTAGGTGCAGGCGTAGGCGTCAACGTAGGACGCGCTGTCGGCGCTGGCGTAGGCGCCAACGTAGGACGCGGCGTAGGTGCAGGCGTAGGCGTCAACGTAGGACGCGGCGTAGGTGCAGGCGTAGGTGCAGGCGTAGGCGTCAACGTAGGACGCGCTGTCGGCGCTGGCGTAGGCGCCAACGTAGGACGCAACGTAGGCGCAGGCGTAGGCGCCAACGTAGGACGCAACGTAGGCGCAGGCGTAGGCGTCAACGTAGGACGCGCTGTCGGCGCTGGCGTAGGCGCCAACGTAGGACGCAACGTAGGCGCAGGCGTAGGACGCGGCGTAGGTGCAGGCGTAGGCGCTGGCGTAGGCGTCAACGTAGGACGCGCTGTCGGCGCTGGCGTAGGCGCTGCTGGTGCCCCTGCCGTGTACCCCATATAATTGCGCCACGATTGAATGTCTGCGTCCGTGGCGTTTGGATCGGCGGCTTTAATCTGTTCAGGGGTTACGTTTTTTTCGTTAAAGAACTTGATCTTATCCGCGCCAGATAAGTTGTCCCAGTCACTTGGTAGCGTGTGTCCGGAAAAGGTCCGCCCTCCCCACTGTGCTGCTGGCGCTGGTGCAGGCGCTGCTGTCGGCGCTGATGTAGGTGCAGGCGCTGGTGCCACTGTATACCCCATATACGTGCGCCAAGATTGAATGTCTGCGTCTGTAGTGTTTGGGGCGGCGGCTTTAATCTGTTCAGGGGTGATGGCGTTCTGGTTGAAGAAGTTGATCTTTTGCGCGCCAGATAAGTTGTCCCAGTTGTCTGGCAGCGTGTGGCCGGAAAATGTTTTGCCGCCCCAAACACTACCACCAGCAGCATACTTATTAACAACACCACCCTTAGCCATATATTTTTTAGCAACCATGCCATACTTTATAGCCAAAGCAGGAGAGCTTTGCAAAAACTCATCAAAGCCCTGCATAGGACCGTCATAGCCAAGCTTACGGGCTACAATTTCTTTTTGCTTTGCGGTGAATTTACTCATAGTTTTCTCGGTGAAACAAGGGCATCGTTAATATATGGCAAAAGAGTTTCATTATCTCTAAGTAGGGCCATTATACCACTGACAACACAATATACCTGACGCTCTGTTAACTCAAGTTGGAATATTTCATCAATGATGTGTAGAGATTCATGAAGTAGTGTATCAGCCTCTAATAGTTTTTGTTGTCCTGATTTAATTCCTATTGTGCAATTATCAAAATCTACTCCACCAACTTGTTCATTGTCGTAGTCTAGTTTTACGACATCGTATTCTCTACCAATGATCTTCAGCGAAGATGGAATATTCATATCATTAGTTGCGCTTCTGCTTGTCTACGTCTGGTAAGACCTGTCATTATTCTACCAGCGGCTTTATTCCATTTGACGATTTCTTCACGTGCACCATTCCAGTCTTTAGCATCAACACGCTTCTTAAGAGTGGAGATGCGATAGTTTCCGAGTCCGCAGTTATACGCGAAAGAAATAATTGCAGCAAGACGTCTCGGAGACTCTTGCATTAGCGTTGGAGACATTGTCAATACCCCAGCACAGAAGTGTAACAAATGATTGTCTAGAGACGCTTCAGCCTGTTGTTGTGTCCACACAGTGTCATGCTTCACTTCAGGGCCTGTGCTGCCCCATCCTATCGTCCAAGGCTGTGCGCCTGTACCGGGATCGGGATAGGCATGACAATCTCCGTTGGGAAGACGTCTAGCATACCCCTCAAATGGTTTGCATAAAACTTCTTTGGCAATGCGGATAGCTTCTGCTGTCACTGCCGATAACGCTCAATTGCCCTACCCACAAACCAGAATGTCAAAATCATGTTGAGCATGCCAAAATCTTCAACAGTCCAATGTTTTGTAGCAATATCATACCACGTTGCATTTGTATCGATAGCATAACTAATTATGACAATCTTAAATGCTACATACAAGCCAAACAGGGTATATGTAATAACTGGTCGCACCAATGCAGATAATGCAGCAACCCATTTGTATGAGGCAGTAGCGGTGGCAGATTGTTCTTTGAATGCTTCTTGAATTGCTTCAAGTTGATTTACGCTGTGATCAACATACTTGTCTTCAAGACGAAATTGACCTCTGACTTTTTCCAAATCAGTTTGCAACGTAAACATCGCAAGCTCATGTTTGCGATCATTAGCTTTATCAAAAAACTTGATAATCTCTGGAGCAAGCCGAAATAGCCCACCCAAGAGAGAACCAAATATACCACCGCTTACTATTTCAATCATTTCAGTCGTTCAAACCCGCAAGCTGCGGCTCTTCAGCGCCCTGTGGTGCAGGCACCTGTGGAACAGCCTGTTTCTGAATTTCTTGCACAATGGCAAACACTTCAGCATAAGGACGAGTGCCCATATATTGCAGGATGCCGTTAACGAGATTTAGAGTCAAGTTGATTTTAGTGTCGTTCATTTGTCTTCTGCCTTTCTAGCAAGCTCCTCCAAAGGATTGTTTCGATAGCCGTAGCGGAGGGTGAACCACAG